CACCGTAAGTATTAGAATAATTCATAAAAGCCTCACCGCCGACAGCAGAAGCGACAGAAGCAAACTTATTATCATAAGCAGGTGTACCAGATTTAGCATCCCATTTAATAGGAGCAGAAGTACCTAGCGGGAGAGCAACAGCAGTACCCTTCTGAGGCCATGGCAAAGCACCCGTAAAATAATCTTTACGCTTACCACGACGCAACAAAGAGTAATCAGTATAAGCATCAGGACCATCACCCTTATTGACGGTAACCGAATTCTGAAGATTTTCGTCACGGAACCACTCGTTGTAAATCAAATTGTAAGCACGTAAATGCAAGACATTATGAGACACAGTAGAAGAACCGCCAACCTGACCGACAGTTGGTAGACCCATATAGTCAAAAATAGAACCGACAGAATAACCACCAGTAGGGGTAGTTGTAGTTGGTACCACATAAGAAATAGAATCAGTTGGATTATCTTGCTGACCCATAAACCGTTGCCAATTATTCCAAATCAAGCGATTAGGTACAAAAAAGAAAAACGAATCTAAATGCAAATTATCCATAGTTGGATAAAGAGGAGTTGCCAAACGAGCAAAAGCTGTCATACGCAAATTAAAAGTATCACCTGGCAATACCTCATCAACATAAACAGGAACTAAAAAACCAGAATCAAACGTTGTCTTATGAGCAGTTTGAATATTAAAAGAAGAGCGAGGAATCTCAGCACGAGGAACCATAGCGAACTGGTGTGTTGAGACAGACTGATTACGATGCATAAAAAACTCCAAAAAAAGGGAGCCGAAGCTCCCGAAAGTTAGACCTTAACGGACTTACCCAAACTCAAAAGCTTAGGTTGTGGGTGGCACTCAATAATACCAGTATTGTCATCAAAGGTGCCAAGCTCAAACAAATCAAAATCATCAGAATGATGGTGCATCTGATTGTCATCAGCGACACGATTGACTTCATCAGAAAAAGAACGAATGGCCAAACCAACAGAGGGAACAAACAAAGGACGACCAAAAGCATCGGCAGCGCGATCTTTAACAGAACAAATGATATTTATCATTAAGAATTCTCCAATTTTTTAACAAAAGCAATCATCTCAGCAAGAGAAGAAAAATGGTAAGTCTTACCATGCTTAACATCACGAATAGCCCACATCAGGAATTCTCCTTTAAATAGGCACGAACAAAAGAAAGCTGCGAAACGATTAAGGACTCTTTAGCTTTCAAAAGCCTTAACAACTTAGCAGCATGAACTATATCTCGAATTTCCATCAACTGCGGTTGTATTTTCTGATCAGAAACAACAGGTCGATAGTTAGAAACTAAAGGTAAATTCATCATTCAATAGACCTCTTTAAAAGTCCAAGTTTTGCAACAAGAACTTGTTCCTTAACAGCCAACCGTTCATCGGTATTGTCTTCGAAACGGGACTGAGCATCGATAAATCTCTCCAACTGGAGGGATTCAAAGGCTTCGGGAAAATCCTCAGCAAATTTTTTGTCATAATACTTAGGAGGCTTAACCTCACGTCCATTAACAACCACATAGTCATGTGGATAAATATCAGAATGGTACTTCTCGTACCAACCATAGCCGATACCCGGCTTAAGAGACATACGATTAAATTCAGGAGTGCGATCCTTAATCTCACCTGTCTCCATATCAGTAGTCTCGTAATGATCACCAACGCCCCTACCAGTGCGTTTCTTCATCACATAACGAGCTACATAAGCAGCGGACTCAAAAGTAACATCACCAATGGAAGAATAACCAAAAGTCCAAAGATCTTCCAAACATTGCGATCGATAAATAAAAGAACCCGAAGGAGTACGTTTCCAAAGCGTACGATCTGGAAAATTGAAACCAAAAATACATGCATGAAAATGAGGCCTTTCAAATTTATCACCATACTCACCAGCCATATAAAAACGGATAGTAGAGCCCTTAAAACGCTTACGAAAGCGCTTCATAAACCTCTGGAAGTCTCCATAGTTTAGAGACCTGTCCGATGGACAATGATCATTGTCATACGTCAGAGTAATGAAGCAGTTCTCCTGATGGAGACTTGCTTCATGCATACAGCGAACCGCCCAGTGGCGGCTTCGCTCAAGGCGACACCCGTAACATTGACCACAAGGAAGAGAAAGAGACCTTACGATATCTCCCCGTTCCTTAAAAACTATAGAACCATCCGAAGTCTGCCAAGCAGGAATCAGATGGAAACAAGCCATTACAGACGATAACCACCACGCATTGGAGGAGGTGCAATATTTGCACTCTTAGTACGCGTTGCATGCTTACGGAACTGCTTCGCAGAACCACGTTTAGAGACCGAATTACGTTTGAGCGGATTCATAAAAACTCCAAGTTACTTAAAAAAAGGTGTCACCTAGCACAGTTAAGATCAAGTAGAAGACTGTGCTACCCCGCCACCTTCCGGTGCGGGGTTGGTTACAGGCTCACTAGATGAGCCTAAGACGAGGCCGAGCTTTTCAGCTTCGGCTCTGTTGTTATCATCAGAACAAAAATCAACGAACGCACCAGCGTCGTTGTTAAAACGAGTACGAATATCAGCAGGAAGCTGCATAAATGACTCATTAGCGGCAATAACCGCATTCATAGCGGTATGGTAATCAGTAGCCTGCGTAAAGTCGCCATATTGAGGCGCACGAACATTAGAAGGCAATTCACCAGTCAGACCAAAGCGACGAACAATAGTGTTGATATCGCATTCATCTTTGGCATGCTGTTGAGCAAGAGTAGGCTCTGGACAGACCAGAGCAGAAGAATCAGAAGCCTCCATAACATCATAGTTATAGGGAGTACGAAGAAAAACAAAAGATTTAGACATAAAGTCCTCCAAAAAAAACATTAACGTTTAGTCATACCAGCACGACGCGCATTAACAGCAGCGCCAGTGATATTACCAAGATCACGAGTAGTTTGACGAATCACACCACCAGTTGCTTTCTCATAACGAGCATCATTCAAAGCCTTAGCTACTTCAGCCTGGCGAATTTCTCCGCTAGCAACAGCTTCAGCAATACGAGAACTCGCCAATGAAGCATTAGCACCATTTAATGCAACCTCAGAAGCAAGACGAGGCAAAGTAGCCTTATTAACCTGAACCTGAGAAAAATAAACACGAGCCAATTCATTCTGAGAACGAATACTAGAAGACTGAACTTCACCAGTACGAATAGCTTCAACAAGAGCCTTCATCTTGTTAGCACCAGCAAGACCCTCTTCCATTTCAGTCTTAGAAGCCTGAGCACCAGACAACTTAGTTTGAGCCTCAGCCTGAGCCTTCTGAACTTGCTTTAAAGCAGTATCAGCCTGAACATTAAGGGCTTGTTCACCCTTTAACTTAACCTCTGCCTCAGACTGGGCAATTTGCTGACGCATCAAATCACGTTGTGTAGCCTTCTGATGACCTTCAACAGCAGTAGACATAGTATTTTCAATACCTTGGGCCTGTTGTCCAGATGGAGCAGTACCAGGGCCTTGAGAATAAGCCATCATAGGATTAAGACCCGCTTGGGTCAAATCCTTAACAGTAGTCTGATAACGAGTCGCATACTGTTGAGCAGAAAACTGATTAGCCTCATCAGCAATACGCTCACGTGAAGCATTAGCACGCTCAGCACCGATAAAACTTAAAAGACCTTCTAACATAAAAACCTTTCTCCTTAGAAGAAACCTAACGGTTTCTCCCAAGGCATAGTTAAAAACAATTAGAAATGATCAATCAAGCCTGGCACAGAGTACATAGGCATAGGACGAGCAACACGATTATTAAAAAACGTATCTAACAAAAACTGTTGTCCATTAGCAGCAGCACCGACAGCAAGAATACGAGACACAGGAGGATTTTCCTGGATAAACGTACTATTTAAAGTAGGTAACGAAGTAAACTTCTGAGCCAAGTGCCAGCCATCAATAGTTCCAGCAGATGTAGATTTAAACAGACCAGTAATAAGAGCGGGGTTATAACGGTATTCCGCCCAGCGCTCTTGGTAGCCAAATACATCACTGTCAGTAGAATTACCTGTAACATAAATTTCCTTATTTAAGATAGCTTGTTCACCAAGCATAGCAAAAGCAGGGAAATAAAAATCGTATCGAGTAGAACGAGACCACATTTTACGAAGACCTTGTTGATAGGTAAGGTCTGCGCGGACAGATACGAGTCCAATGATGACACCATGCTCAGTAAATGATTGAGTGAATCCATGACCATGTCCGAGACCAGTTCCCATAGCGGCAAGATTGCCCAAAGGAGTCGATGTACCAGACGCGTTAGTGCCGGAAGTCTGAGCAATCGGATTGATCTGAATAGGAGTGGAACCACCGCCAAGATACTCAGGACGTTGTAAACGAGCGTCAGGACTAATAACACCAAAGTGAGAACGAACAATTTCAGTATAACGAGTACCGCCACGGGCATCCCTTTCTAACAATTTCTGAATCTGAAAAGACTGGCGCAACTGATTAATAGTTGCCGCAGTAGCTTGAGAAAGATCAGCATACAAATTAGCGTCACCACTGGAAATAGAAACACCAGAACCACCGTAAGTATTAGAATAATTCATAAAAGCCTCACCGCCGACAGCAGAAGCGACAGAAGCAAACTTATTATCATAAGCAGGTGTACCAGATTTAGCATCCCATTTAATAGGAGCAGAAGTACCTAAC